GATACTTCTGAAATGACAGATTATGAAGTATTAGAAAACGCTTTATCACAGAATATAATTACTCCCGACGCTAATTTTAATTAGCTAGTAAATGATTCTCAAAAAGGTCTAGATGTAGTTAGATAGACTAATCAAGCTTTAATGTTATCTGACTTAGCTCAAGGTATGTTTATGTTTGGTGGTTCATATATGAAGAACTACTTTGGTTTACAGAAAGCTGCTAAAAGAGCTGTAGGCAATCGTGGTATAACATCTAGATTAGAGACTGCTGTAACTGACAGATTACGTAAAGATGATTTATATGTAGCAGCTGATGGTATTATAGATCGTACTATTGCTAGAGCTGTAGATAAAGCGTGGAAAACTCCTGGAGGTAAAACTAGAGCATACAATGCTATAAGTAATCTTACCAATATTGGTAAGAAACTAGGTGTTTCTTACTTCATGGAAAAGACTGAAGAAGGCCAACAGGGAGTAGTAAGTAATTACTATAGAACTGGTAAGTATGATAATGCTGGAGATTATAGCCTATTGTAGGGAGCTGCTAATGCATTAAAATTAGCAGGAGAAGCTCATATGGCATACTATGGTATTCACCCTGATGAGAATCTAAATGGTGATGCTGATTTACGTAAATCTATGGATATAGGTGGATTTACTGGATTATTTATGTCTGGAGTATTTAGTTCACCGGATGTATATAGTGCTACTGCTCAATACCTTACAGATAGTAATCTGAGAGGTTATATTGCTGACGGATATGGTAATGCTGAAAAGCAGAATAAGGTAGAGCAGTTCATGAATGCCGCTAGTTCTGATGGAAGAAAAGGTTATTCTAGAATAATCAATAATTTAGAAACTCTTAAGGATAAATTTAAACCTGAAGGTGTTACTAATGAAATGATTGATGAAGACATAAGATTAGTAAATAACATAGAAAGATTATCTAATAATAAGTCTTTACGTAATATAACTGATGAACTAGGAATAAATAATGATGACTTTATATCTGTAGTAAAAAATGCTGTATATATTCAAGATAGGTTAAAGGATGCTAGTGAAGCATCTGAAGCTTCTACTAGAGAAATAGAAAGTGTTATTCAGAAAATAAGAGAAGATGCTGATTTAAAAGAAGAAATAAAGCAGCATTATTCTGATTATTTAGCTCGCTATGATAAAAAACGTAGTGATAGAAGAAGACAGATAGTTAATGATTTACCTGCATCTGATATTACTTCTAGAAGTAAAAAGGAATTATCCGAATACGTAGACCAATTACTGGGTGAAAGAAATGTACTGTCTGAAGAAGAGTATGCTAATGAATTCATGGGCAGAATGGTTGCTGTTCAAGATTACAATGACTTACTTACTCTTAGAGATGAACTTAATTCAAGAAAACAGGATTTACAAAGACTAAAAGAGGATAAGAATTTAGATGTAAATGTAGATGGTATATCTGGTATTATAAAGTATGTAGAATCTCAAATAGAAGAACGTAAACCAGTTATACAGCGATTCTTAGGAGAAGAAGTAGGAGAACAGGTAATGGATCTTGGATTATCTGTTCCTTTTGCAGATCAATTATCTGTAGCTACCATAAGTAAGTATGTTAATGATGGGGCAAGAGCTGATTTATTCGCTCATGCTTTAGCATATACTACTGGAAAATATGTAGGTGATACTAGATTGTATAAACCTACTTATAATAATCTTACCGAAGAACAGCAGAAGCAAATACTTACTAATGAGATGTAGGCAGACAAGATAAACGGTAAGACTAGAACTTCTGATTAGATTATATAGGATTATGATAACTCTGTAAATGAAGAATGGAATAAAGATGATAAACTTGCTGACTAGGATTTAGTACAGCGTAAAAGAGCTATGTCTGTTATTCAGAAAGATTTACAGCGTAAAAAAGATCAAGAGCAAGTAAGTAGAGAGGAGATAGCTGAAGATACTGGTAATTTAGCAGATATAGAACAAGGAACTCCCAATACTGAAACAAAAGCTCCAGAGGTTGCTCCTATGGATGAAGTAGAGGAGGTTACTATACCAGATGTATAGATAGCTGAATAGGAAATAAGTAGTCTAGAAGATCAACTAAATATGTTAGAGGAAGCTATAGAAGGCTCTCCTTTACAAGATAGAGTAAGTGTAGATGAGGTGGAAGCTGATGTGGAAATGGATGGTGTTACTAATACTAATCAAGATATAGAAGATGAAGTATAGATGCAGAATCCAGCTGAAGAAGTTACATCAGTAGAACCTACAGATATTGCTGAAGAGGCAGAAGAATAGCAAACAGATGATTCTACTGCTGAAGAGTCTTAGGGACAACAGGAGGAAATAGACGATGCTCAATTTGCTCCTGCTGAGGAATCACTACAGGACGAGGAAGAAGGATCTGCAGAATAGCCTACAGTAACAGAAGTAGAAGATACTCCTGCAGCTTCAGATATTGCTCCTCAAGTAGAGAATCCGGTAAATATTACAGAAGTAGAAGACACTCCAAAATCTGATGAAATTTTTTATGATGCTTAGAACGATTAGCTAGTATACATGCCTGATGGTAATCCTGAAAACGGAATACCTGTAAATGACCAAGATATATTAGAACAATCTGCATTTGAAGAATCATACGATTTTGATTCCAGATTGTAGGGCCCTTCTTCATATTATAATAGGTCTACTAATGGTTGGGTAGCTGCTAGAAAGAAATTCAGAAGATTACATATAGCTAATACTTTCTTCTTCCAGCCTAATACAGATGAAGTTATGCCTATTACTGTAGCTGGTAAATCTGTAAAGTTTGTAGGTAAAGATGGTGGTAAAGTTGATAGAAGACCAGGTAGAGAATTAGCTGATAATTTAGCTATTCCGGGATGGTTATCAACTGCTGATGATATATACTTTGTAGTTACATCCTTTAAACATGACATGTCATTTGATAGTGCTATAGATAATTTAGCTATTCACGTGATGATAGAGAAGGATGGTAAACTGTATAATGCATCTGTTAGAGCAATCAATTAGAGTCTGTATGACCGTATGAGAGATACGGAAATGACTTAGGGTGAAATAGATGAGTAGATATAGAAGTTAAGAGAATTGAGAGCTAAGATAATTAAGGCTTACGCTCCAGAATATTCTACTACTAAAACATTACCATTAACTGCTAGGAAGCATGTTAAACCTGTAGGAATAAGAATAAGTAACGGTCAGCTTGATAATCAAGTAGATGAGGCAGGATTACCAAAGTTTAGAAAGCTAACTGAAGTAAGTGATTTTGGTATAACAGAAGATGCTATTGCTATGTCTGAACAAATAACTAGTGGAGATATCCAGTTTGGATATGGTACGGGTCCATTTGGTGTTGATCCTTTCTCTATAGATGATATGTTTACTAGAGATAAGACTGAAACACAAGGTATAGGTTATGCTGGTAAAATATACTTTATACCTAAACCTGAGAATACTCCTTCTGGTACTGCTACATTGCCTATTATGTTATCTGAGGAATTGCATAGAATATCTGGAGTAAACAATCCAGAGCAGGTTAAATTAGCCTTCAATGCGGATGGCACTCAAAATGTAGATGAGCAAGGAAAGCCCATTACTCCTTCTACTGCTGAGTTAATATTTAATATTATTACTGGTCAGACATCAGTAAGAGGTTCTAATGCTAAGGTAATTGATTCTTTCTTATTGTCATTATTAGCTAATAGTGGCTCTAATACATTTACTAATGGGTTAGAAGGAGTAGAAAGAGTTAAGTATAATTTCTTAGTAAGAAAGCAATTAGGTATATATACTGATGATAAAGGTAATAGATTCTTTGTTAACGGGTATCATAGTGAAGATGCTACTGTATATACTCAAGATGGTCCTAGAACTGAAAAGAGATTCAGTACGCAATTTACTAACTTAGCTACTTTAACAGATTTTGAAAAGAGGAGAATAGTATTCTAGATTTCATAGAATATACACTGGAATACTGATAAGGACGTATTAATGTCTGAATTCCCTCAAGAATTTATAGACTTATTGGTATCTATAGCTAATAGTTCTCCTAATCTAGTAAAGGATGAAAACAGTAGAATACCTATATTCTCTAAAGACTTAACTTTCTCTTTAAAAGAAATAGGTTATACTTTTAAAAACGGCAAGGCTGTAAAGGTATCTGGTTCTCCTCTAGTAATTACTTGGGCTATTAATAATGGAATATTAAAGACAGATTTAGGTGAACATGCATTTTATGCTCCATTTATATATGCAGATGATGCTACAATAAATAGAGAAGAATTATAGAAACAACAAGACAAACCTAAACCTACTGTTAATACTCAAGATAAAGTAATAGAAGATGTAAGCAAACCTTCTCAAGCTAAGACAGCTAGTGGTAAGAAAGTTGTAATTGCAGAAAGAGCTACTCCTGAGAATCTTGAGAAATATGGATTAAGTATACCAGATAATGGAATGAAAGAAAGTCAATACCTTAAATGGGGTATTGTTCTCAATCCTAAGACTGGTAAAAGAGAAGTTACTCTTACTCCAATTAAGTTCTTAGGTGGTCTTAAATCAACTATTAAAGGTAGAGGTAAGTTTAATGAAGATTCTGCTAAGAAATGGTTATTTGATAAGTTAGGTATAGATAGCGATCAGATATTAGTAACAGACCAAATGATTAAGTTTGGAGCTAATGAAGAGGCGTACGGTTTGTTCAGTGTAGTAATGGATGCACTTTCTAACGAATTAATACCTCGTATATCTTTATCTAGACAATCTGGTGCAGGTGTAGAATATCACGAAGCATTCCACTATGTAACTCAAATGCTATTGAGTGAACAATAGAGAACTAAGTTATATCAAGAATATTCTAAATCTAAAAGAAGTGCTAGAAATCTTACTCAAGATGAAGCAGAGGAAGCGCTTGCTGAAGAATTCCGTAATTACGCTAAGGATCAAAACGGTAAAGGTTTATTATATAATGTCATTAGAATCTTTAAGAAGATATATAATACCTTGTACTTCTGGAATTCTCACAGAAATATAATCAGAGCTTTTTTCAAGAGTATAAATGACGGTTAGTTTAAGGATTATAAAGCCTCTAAGCAAGCATTAGAAGATTTCTATAGCCGTAAACCAGAAGGTTTATCTTATTATATACCTGGTTTATCAAAGGAAGAAGAAGCTAAATTACCTCATATAACTGATCCAGATGTATTCTATCATGCTGTTAATTCTCTTACTAGTGGAGCGTTATCTATATTTAATATTAGAACCATAGAGGATGTTCATAATCTTAATACTTCTTTGTTATTTGACAGATTACAGTAGAATATAGACTTTGGTTGGATATCTGACGAATATGTAGATATTGCTCAGGATATAGTAAATAACAAAGATATATTTACTAGATATGTTCGTAAGAAGATAGAACAATTAGGAATTAGAGAAGTAGAAAAAGTAGATAATGAGGAAGAGTCTAGATTAAAAGTAGAGACTGGTGAACAATCTGAAAACAATTGGGATAAGAATCAAGGTGAAGTAAGTAAGAAAGATAACGTTAGCTTTAGAGCTAAACTGTTCTTCTACTCTATACCTAAGTATGAATACCAATTTGTTGAAGATGAAGAAACCGGCGTTATTACTAAAGAATTATTTCCTGTACATGATGATATGTTCCAACTTCCTGTAACTGAAGATTTCAATTTTGTATGGAATCAGATTATGGAGAACTTATGGGATATAGATAAGTATCAGGATATAATAGATAGAAGCGCTAATTTAGGTAATACTATTCCTTTCTTTAAATCTTTATATGATATTCTTACTTCGGAAGAAGCACCTATATCTGACAATACTAAAACTTAGTTAGAGATAACTATAAAGAGTTCTAAAGTACAGTTAGACACTATTACTACTAAACATCCTAAAGTAAATACAAGAGGTAAGTCTGAAGATGAAATAGCTAGTGAAATACAATCTAGCTTAAGTAAATTTAATTGGGTTGTAGAAGATAGTGATAATTTACGTAAAGTAGGTAGACTTCCTGCTAGATGGTCAGGTATGTTCTTCGCATCTGATGCTATAGATAGAACAGATAGCGGTAGACCTTTCATTAAACCAGAGTTTGCTAAATTCTTAAAAGACAGAAGAGGTAAATTAAGTTCTACTTTTAAAATAGTAAGTGATAGAATAAAGAAAGGTAAACCAGTAGATGATACTAAGATATAGGAAATAAAGGACACTTTATTGGATGTATTTAATGCTTTATCTATTCCTATGGATAACTTAGCATTAGATTATATGCTTAATAACTTCTATATTGGAGCTACTGAATTTGATAAATTATATAATTTCTGGAAAGGCACTGGAGCTGGTAAAACAGAGAGATTTAATGAAGGTACTTTAGCTACTTTGATTAAATTAGCTGAAACTAAAGATATAGGTGTAAAATCTACATCAGGTGGTGGATACTCTAGAACTTTAGATAGAATGTTTACATTTGGTAGAAATTCTAATAGCCAGATAGCTGTGATGGCAATATCTTATGGTAAAGTACATCCTTCTCCTCAAGAATTTAGTGTTGTTGGAGCAGATGGTGCACTGATTTATCCTATTAGTGAGAATAACTACATGACAGATCAAATACGTAATATTAATCAAGATGCTAATGGTAAGAAACAATAGATATTAAGTACTCCATTCTCTGCACACAGTCTGATAGCTAATGCTAAGAATACCAAATTTAAATTGCATACTTTCTTAGCACTGAATATAGATGAATCTAGTAGAGATTATTTCGGCATTACTCCTGTTGAAGATTATATTGCTAAGCTTACTCTTACTTTTAACGATAGAATGATATTACCTACTATGTCTGATAAGAAGACTTGGTATAGTATATCAGGTATCAAAATGGTAAAGGATGTTCTTACTAGTAAATATATTGATGAAGGAGAAGCTAATTATGCAGCTATTGTTGGAGAAGATTTAACAGCTGAAAATTCTACTTATATAGGAGAAAGAAGATTTAGTCAAGGTACTCTTAATATATTCGCTAATTACTGGTTAGATGAGTTTAATGCTGTATGGGATTATTTCTAGAAAAAAGACTATATCGCGCAACATCCTACTTTAAGAGTAGACAATTACCACGGTAAGATTAAAAATGGTAAGATGGATCATACTGGAAATGGAGGTAGATTCAGATACTTTACTAGACTGAGACTTGGTGAAGATGTTTTAAATGTCAATCAAGAATTAGCAAGATTAGAACAATATGGTACTACAGAAGAGGTTCAGAAGTATTTAACAGATTTAAAAGTATTGTTGTTAGGTACATCTAAACCTAATTCTAAGGAAGTTATAGAACCTTCTGCTCCTATATTCTCTGCAATAAATCATTTGTTACTGCATGCTACTCAAAGAGAAATGCGAGCTCTTGTAAAGAGAGGTATACTTGGATATTCAAATGGCGAATACGTTAATAAGTTAATACCTAGTAATATATTCGATTACTATAAATCAGAACTAGATAGTTCAATGTATACATCTGAAGAATCTGGTCTTAAGAATCAAGATATATTATTCTCTGTAATTGGTTCTCATGTAGCTAATTAGGCTATTTCTATCATGGAAGTAGAGAAATGTTTTACAGGAGATCCTGCTTATTATAAATGGAAACGTAAGAAAAAGAAAACATATAAAATTAATAGAAAAGGGCACTTTAATGAAACCTATGATATAATAACCGGTAAGGATGTGGATAAAATTAAACGTTTATCATCTGTATTATCTACTGGTACGAATCTTAGAACTATCTGGGATAATCCGGCTGAGAATGATACTAAAGTAACAGTAATGCATCTTGCTGATAATATGCTTGGTTCTGATTATTATGACGAATTAAAAAGTATATTCAGAAACTCTATTCTACGTGATTTATACAGCGAAGCTCATCCTAATTTAAGCGACAATGAAATTATAGAGGCTTTATCTACTAAACAGAAAGAAGATGCCTTCTATAATTCTCTTACTAAAAATTAGAAAGAGTTTGTAGATAGCTATACTAATGCTAGTGCTAGACCGTATGACTTCAGAAGGGACGACAAAGGAGATATTAAAGGTGGTAATATTAATCAATCTGATGCTGCTGTATATATTCGTCCTGCTATGTATAGACGTATTATGAAAGCGTTAGGACAATGGAGTGATGCTATCGAAGAAGCTTATCAAATAATGGAAGGAAAAGATGAGTCATGGATGAACGATCTGGAATTATATCAGAAGACTTTGGCTCTTGTAGTTAAACCTTTAAAGATGGTATATTTTGGAGACCATAGAGAGAACGATATAAATCTGAATGTTCCTGTATTCGATAAGATGGCTATATTCCCATTATTCAAAGTAATAGCTAAGGCTGATAATAAGGTTTTATATAACCGTATGAATAATGAGGAATTAGGAGTAATCGATATGGTTACTTTTGAATCTGCGGTTAAGGTTGGCGGTAGAACTAAATTTGAAGCTTACGAAGGTCCTAAAAACGAACACTTTAATGTTGAAGGTTTGAATAAAAAATCCTTCAATCTTACTAAGAAAGAAGGAGATTTACCTGTATTTGTTCAAGATATTCGTAATTTACGTTTACAGTTGAACACAGATCCACACGAACATATTGACCGTTCATTTGGTACTTAGGCTGTTAAAATATGTTTGGGTAATCTTATAGACGATCGAGTGTACGGTACTAATAAAGCCACTACTAAGACTGGTCAACAGATTAAGACTCAAACAATGGATGCTATCAATTAGTTATCTGATATAGGTTATAAGAGAATAATTAAGAGATTCTTCCATAAAGGCAAACTGAATAATAAGGCTTTATCAGACTATTTAGTTAGTTAGGCTGTTAGCTCTGGTATGTCTGATGAGTTTGTTAAAGGGCTTACTCTTGATTAGGACGGAAATATACTTGTTCCATTAGCAGCCCAGAGTAGTAGACAGTGGATTGAAAGTAGAATTATATCATTTATAAACAAAGAAGTAGTAGATATTAATACTCCTGGCGGTTCTGCTATTCAGATGTCTTCATTTGGTTTAAAAGCAACTGATGCTAGAATGAAAGAATCAGAGTTAAATGGTGCATTTAATGGTGGTAAGAAGCTTAGATTCCTAAATAAAGATGGAAGTATGGATGTTATTCTAAGTACTAACTTCTTTAGACATATAGTACCAAAAGAATATTAGACTTCTTATGGAACTATGAAGAAATGGTTAACTGACCATAATATAATTGGCACTAATTCTACTCCACAAGGTATTGGTTATCGTATCCCTACTCAGGGTTTGTCTTCTACTTTCTCATTTAAAGTAGTAGATGTACTTCCTGATAGATTCAGTGATACTATAGTAGTTCCGGATGAATTTACAGCTATGACTGGTTCTGACTTCGACGTTGATAAACTGTATATTGCTATGTTGAATTATGATACAGATGGAAATATAGTTCAATATACTAATGATAAAGTAAGCGAGCAAAGTCCTGAAGCGTTACAGAATATGATAATACAGAATTATCAATTAGTAGTATCAGATACTAAGAATATGGCTGAGACTAGAGCGTCTATTGATACTCTTACTGGTATGCTACAAGACGATGTATTACCGTTAATATCAAGTTCTAGTAAACAAGAAGCAGATCCTTTCTATGAATTATTGCCTTCGTTCTAGGAATCTAGAAAAGAAGAATATACTAGTGGTAAAGCTGGTATTGCTCCATTTGCTCTTAACTCTACTAATCATGTATTAACACAGTTAATGCATCTTAATATGATATACAGTCATAGTAATGTATATCAATTAGGAGATTTAGATGCTATTAAGGGTCAAGATGGATTTAGAATTCTTGACTGGTTATCTGCTATGATTAATGCTCATGTAGACGTTGCTAAAGACCCTTACATTATTGCTTTAAATGTTAATCAGGTTACTTATAATATGACTAACCTATTACTTAGAGGTGGTAAAGGTAAGAATACTTTCTATTTCTTAGCTCAACCTATATTAAAAGAGTTATCCAATAGAGTTATCAATAGTAAAGGAGTATATGGAGCTGAGAATCTATAGGAAAACTAGATAATTACTGGATTATACAATGTGTATGGTAAGTTACTTAAAGAAGCCATAGATGCTCTGCTAGAAGGCGAAAGTAAACAAAATTGGAAAGCTAAATATAATGGTTTAGCTGAAGAAATTGGGTACTCTGCATACCCTGGAATAAAGAGTGAAGTAATAGATAAGACACAGGTATTTGATGAATCTAGTCTTATATACGCTTTAAAGAATAGAAAGCAGGATAATTTACTATTCTTATATCAATAGATTATTGTATTGCACGCTTATAAAGAACTAAGTATGGATGCTAAAACACTTAGTGAATTAGTACATAGATCTCAGATTGATACTAAGAAATTTGGTAATAATCTTGCACTATAGTTAAACTTTGTGAATTCATACTAGACATTTATATATGATAATTCCGGAGTATTTGAAATAAAAGGTAAGGAAGTAGACGATGCTTTGAAATACTACTTTAGTAATACATTCTTAAGTAAGAAGTTATATAATGCTACTACTATAGCCAGAAAGATTCTTAAGAGTCAAACGTTCCCTGCAACTTGGACTTACTAGAATATATTTAATTCAGTAATGGGTAATATTGTAGGAGGAGATATCATCAAAGGCACAGATGGCAACGATTTAATATCCTATAAACACTAGGGTGATAAGAAGTTTGTTCAGAATATAAATAGAATGATCGATAGTATAATTAGAGCTAGAGCTACTTCTAACATTGATTTCCTTAAAATGACTGATGATCAATTTAGAGGTATGTTTATAGGTAAGAATACTATGTGTTCTAGATTAACTAAACTTAAGAGATATCTGTTACTTAATAAAGAGGCTTTTCCACATCTTATTAATCAAGATGGAACTATAAAGAATGAATTATTAAATTATTTATAGGAATATCCAGCAGATGGCTTAGAAGGGTAGAATGTAGACAGAATTATTCTATCTGAATCATCAATGAACAATGACTATGATAGAGAGAATCAGTTAATATCTGCTTTCGCTCAATTACTTGAAGATACCGATGATATAGTTAGAGAATTTGCAGAAGATTTGGTTAAATATGCATATTATACTTCTTATGATGAAAGAGGAGTAAATGCGTTCTTCCATTTAGTTCCTATTCAATATAAGATTGATAATGGTTATGTATCTAATATTAAAGAAGTATTAGACCAATTTAAAAATGGAGGAGATATATCTGGATATAGTTCTATAGCTCAAACTGGGGATGATCCTCAATCTATGAGTTTTCCTTCTATTAGATTAACAATAGCTAGAAATATGTGGGATGATCCTAATATAGTTCCTAAATATAATATCAATCTTAAGCCTAATAGCAACGATCCTTTCCAACAACAATAGGAAGACCGTTCTAAGAGTAGTGATTATGATATTGTATTGTCTAAATCTAGAAGTAACATTGGAGGTAAAGCTATTACTATGTATGACAGTTTTGCTGTTCCTCACTATAGAACTAGAAGAGCGGAATTCATAACTGTAAATAATGGTTCTGGATATAATACTTCAATTCAATTATATCAATTAATTGGCGAAATAGCTTATGTAAATGATGAAGGTAAGAAGAGTAAAAGAGGAGCTAAACTAATCTATAAGAGAATACCTAAATTAGGTATTAAAGAAAATGGATTTAGAGTTAATGAATTTGCAAAAGGTGGTTTGGATATATCAGCTTTTGATTAGAATGCGTTTGATGAAAATGTATTAACTGATGATAGTGTTATAGCAGAAACTGCAATGTCTAGAGTTAAATTACCTAAATTAAAGGATGAAAGTAGATTTACTAAACAGTTTATACCTCTTAGTTCAGATAATATTTAGGTAAAAATAAACGGAACATAGAAGCAAATAGAAGGTGATGTATCTGATGCGCAAGTAGTAGATACTACCTTTAATATAGATCCGTTATCTGAAGATAATGTAGTATATGATGAAACAGATGTATCAGATTTTGTCAATGTTAGTCTAGATAATCCATTTGATGGATCTGAAGCTATGGATGTCATAAATGAATAGTTAAATATATTCTCTGATATGCAAGAACAATTCTCACAAGAAACAGAAGATCCCTTTGCTAACGTAGATACTTCTTCTATTGCAAATGAAGCTTTCAACATGGATGTTACTGAAGATGTAGTAGATATGACTTATCTTGCTGAAATGGGTAAGAAACGTAAAAAAGAATGTGAATAATTATGCAGTGTTTAAATTTAAATAACAAAGAAGTAAAAGCAGCTGTTGATGAAGTTGCTAGAGTGTTAGGCAGTGAAGATGCTGCTTATTATATCATATCTGAAAATAATGGTTATGCTATAGACTAGGCTCCTAACGGGGCTTAGTCTAAGCTATTTTCAGACCTTTTGAGCTATTATAACGGCAATCGTGAACAAGCTATTAAGACCAAAGTAAAAGTGTTTACAGACGAATTTAAAAATTGGTTTGGTGATTGGATAAACAACGTTGAAGGTTCGTCAAAGATAGTAGATGAAAATGGAGAACCATTAATTGTGTATCATTATAGTGATAACTCTCAGCTAAATGAATTCTCTATAGAATTTGATAACTACTTTTCTACTATTAAAGGAGGTACTAAAAAAGCCATATTTTTTACTGGAAACAGTAATCCTAAATAGGGAACTGTGCTTGATAGAAATTATAAATATCCAGTTTTTTTAAATGCCCGTTAGACAATAGAAAAAACTGGTACAAAGGACGAACTAAGATTCTAGTAGGAGGGTTTTGTTTCTACTATTAATAGAGCTGCAAACGAAGCAGATGCTGCCGTATTTCATGGTATAGATGATAATCAGGAATTAAATTAGGATATATATGTCATAAATAATCCTAATAATGTTAAATCAGTAGACAATCAAGGTACTTTCTCTACTTAGGATAATAATATATACAGAAACGAAGCTAATGCATCTGCTACATTCTTTTCAAATATAGGTGATATTACTGGTACTTGGTCAGATGGTTCTCCTCATATGAGTACTACATCAGGACAAGTGGTTGAACGTTTAAAACAGTATATACCAAAAGATTCTATAGCATACTAGATACTTGATTTATTCTCTGATACTGATGTATATATTGGTATAACAGAGGAAGGAGATCGATTAGCTAATGGGGATTACATGTGGTATAGTAGCAATACTCACACTATATGGATTAGTAAAGAGATATTTGAAGAAACAGATATGGAGTACAATGCAAAAAGTATTGTACATGAAATGGTTCATGCATTTACTTCAAGATCTTTTGAAAATGTCAAAAATGGTGAGGGCACTGACTTAGAAATTAAAGTATACAATAAAGTAAAAGACTTATTAGAATTCAATAGAAAACTATACTAGGAAATACATGCTGAAAAAGGTAAGTGGACTGGTGCATTATATGGTTTAAAAGATGAACATGAATTTATAGCCGAATTTCTTACTAATGAAGAATTTGTAAATAATATAATAGATGATGCTAGATAGAAAGGATTATTTGAAGAAGTGATAAGTAAGATAAGGGAAGTATGGTCTGCAATCATTGATTTACTTACCGGAAAATAGCATGTAAAAAATACAGAAAGTACTAGAGATATATTAATGAAATTATTATCTTTCAATTTAGAAGATAATAATGAATCTGCTAACGTTAGATTTGAAAAGTCATTAAACAATAAAGTTAAACAGCTTGAAACAAACATACATGAAGCAGAGAAGTATAACTTTGATACTAAAGAAGAGTTAGATAAGAGATTATCTGATATAAGATAGAACTTACTATCTGGTTTACAATCTAGATTACGTAGTATAGATATTACTGATATATCTAAAAGAACGGAAGTAATAGAGAACATTAAGTATCAAATTGCTAATCTATAGAATGCTGCTATAAGCGATTTTGATGTTATAGCTTCTTTTATTACAGATTTAAAATTAGATGTTAGAGATGTAGGTAACAGAGTAGTAGAAGCTTATAAAGGTTAGACTGATGCTCTAACAGACGAAGAACTTGTGGCATTAAATAAGAACTATTTTGCTTTTTACTGTGAGTAGGCTAAAGATATATATAATTCTTTAGTAAATATGAATACTTATAAATAGATTGTAGGAGAAGCAAATTATAATAAATTAATGACAGAACTACAATTATGTAAGAGTATTTTAGATTAGAGCTATGATGCGGTTAAGCGTATGCAAGTAGTTAATGCTTAGAGAATCATGTTAAAGGAAGGTATAAAGGTAAATAGTCCTACTATATATAACTATATATCTGAAAATACTAGAAAAACAGATTTTGATATTAGCTATATTACTAGAGTGTTAGGTTCTGGAGATAGAATCAATGATGAAGCTATTAAGAGTTTGTTTAATATACTATAGAATACTGAAAATAGTATAAATGAAGTAGTGTTCCAAAAAGCTAATGAACTAAATAAACTATTAAAGGTAGCAGGAAATAGAAATTAGAAGTTATTATTTGAAGTAGATGAGAATGGTAATACTACAGGTTATATAATTAGAGATTTGAACTATGGTAGATTCTATAAAGATTTAAAATAGTTTAAAGAATAGTTATAGAAAGAATTCGGTGTAGACCATCAGACTCTTCAATTACCTGAAAATATAGCTACTAGAACAGAATACAACAAAAGACTTAATAAATGGTTATCAGAGCACTGTGAACGTAAATATACTAATGAATTCTACGATTTAATGAATTCTCTTAGCCCTGAAGCTGCTTCAGCAAGAGAGATGATAATGTCTAAGATAAGAACCTTATCTAACAAGTATAGAGATAATAATGGAGTAATTCATTATGAATCTATGACAGATGAGGAATGGAATACTCTACAACAGTATGAATTAGATAAAAAGGAATTAGCTAGTATTTACGATATATACGGTAATGAAAAGCCAGAAGGTTCTGTAGAAAGAAGAATAGCCGATGAGCTTACTGAACTAAATAACAAACTATCTAAGAATCTTAACAAGAATTATAATCAATAGAAATTCCAAGATTTGATTGAAGAAAAAAGAAACAGTCTAAGTAAGCATGAATTTAAAAAATGGATGGATCGTAATACCAGAGTAGTATATACTGAAGAGTTTTACGAACAATTAGCTAACTTAGATAGAGCTGATTATGGCGAAGCATATGCTGAATATAATAGATAGAAGAGAGCTATCTTAAACATGTTTAGAGATAACCGTACTGGTGAAGTAAATCCTAAACTAATGCCTAATTCTACTAAGAGATTGCTAGATTAGTTAGAGATTAAGATGAATAATATAAGAAAGTCATCTAAAAAAAAGAGATCAAAGACTGAGTTTAGTAAGATAGCTAGAGTAGTAGCTACTGAAGCTTATAAGAGAGATGAAGCAGCAGCACTGGCAAAAGACCAAGAAGTTCCTGGTAGTTCAGAGGTATTCTATTTAACGAATACTTATAATACATCTACTGGAACTGCTCCTAAATCTTGGTATACAAAGATTGCTCCTAAAGATAGTAAGTATATACAGGTTATTCCTTCTTCTAATTTGTCTGAATTATCTTCAGAGTCTCCATTTGTTAATAAGAACTACAAATAGGATAATGATGAGTATTATCAGCCTAAGATGTCAATATATGATAATAGTAAAGCATATAATGAAGTAATGTCTAATAAAGCGTTATCTGAACTTAGAAAAGCTTTAATAGACACAATGGATGAATCTAATAGTAAATTAAATAATCTAGAGTATTTAAACAAGTATAGATTACCTCAAATATCAGGTAGTTTGTATAAACATCTCAAAGCATCAGGGTTTAATCCATTTGCTGCTATAGGTAACTATTTATTAGATGCTGCTACTGTAAAGAATGATGATGTTGGTATAAATAAAAAGGTTTTAACGTCTCCTGATGGTACTTCTTTAGCTCTTATTCCTCAATACTTTACTAAACAGCTAGACGATCCAGCTACTATATCAGCAGATATGGTAGGTTCTGTTATTCAGTATTTTAAAATGGCAGAAAACTTCAAACAGAAGAATGAAGTGAAAGGTAAAGTAGAAAATATAAAGTCATTTTTATCATAGAGAAAGTATACTGGTACTAGTACTATAGGTTCTATTAAGAGAATATTTACTGGTAAACAAGAACCTAAACTTGGAACTGATACTAATATATATAAGTTTGCAGAAAAGTTTATTAACATGAATCTATATGATGTTAAGACTAATGCTTTATCTATATCTATTAAAGACAGAGAGATAAGTATAACCAAACTGTTAAAAACTATTACTGGTTATGGTACATTACGAAATCTTGGTTTAAACTTTGCTTGTGCGTTTACTGGTTTCTTTACTGCTGCTCATGCTCATCTTGTCAATTCTTTGACCGGTAGATATTATACTTTTGGTAATGCAGTAAGCGCATTTAAAGATATAGTATTCGATTTATTTAAACACGGTTTAAGTGTTGGTAGTAGAACATATAAGAGCGAATAGATGGCTTATATGGATTACTTTGAGGTTGGTTCTACTATGGATAGTTTGTTTACTAATACTAATAGACCTAAATTTATAAATGTCATTTAGAAGTAGTGGGCTTTTGGATTATACTCAGTAACTGATTATTTTATAAAAGGTCAAATACTAAATAGTGTAATGTACGATTATAAATACATTGATGGACAATTCATGCATCACGAAATGTTTTATAATAAATATGGTAGAACAGATGAAACCTAGTAGAGATGGAAGAAAGCTAAATCATTTAAAGCTTTAACTAAGTTTAGTGCTGGCAAAATAGTTGCTATTTCTCCAGAATATCAACAAGCTGTAGATAAAGCTAAGTTTACTATCGGTAATGCTGCCAGATAGTTAGCCGGTTCTGCAGATGGTCAATTAAGTCCTTTACAGAAAGCCTAGATGAGCGCTAATGTATTTGGTGCAATGTGTATGATGCATAGACAATATATCCCTATTATTCTTCAATAGAGTTTTACTATGGATAGACAATGGGATTATCAAACTCAAAGAGAAGTAGAAGCTATACTTAAAACTCCACTTAGAGTATTTGCTCAAACTTGGAAAGACAAATCAGGAGCAGACCTTATTACTACTGTTTTAAAATAGACTTTTCTTAATAAAGGTTTTTCAAGCGAGTTAGATAGAACTAATATTAAGAAGTTGAAGATAGAAGCAGCATTGTGTATGTGTTTATATCCTTTAATAAGGAATATTCTAAAAGAAGAGGCAGATAAGGATAAGAGGAATATACTTCTTAACTTATTTGCTTATGTAATGGCTAGAACTGCTTTTGAAACTACTGCTCCGTATAACCTAGTAGATATATATAGCACTATTAAAACACCTACCCCGCTATACTCATTATTGGATAACGTTGGGTCTGTAATTTCTTATCCTTACGATTTGATATTATCAAATATAAGAGGAGAAAAAAGTAAATAGGGTAAAATGATAACTAGAGGTGCTTATAGAGGAAAAACTCAATTAGAAAGAAATATATGGAAAATAACTCCATTCAAAAATCTAATTGAATTAAATGATATTCCAAGTAAGCGTAGATATTATGATACTTAGATTACTGGTGATTAAAAAATTAAAGGCAAGCTTTTCACAAAGCCTGCCTTTTTTGTGTAGAGTAATTCTTAAAATATAGTATCATAAAATGAACTATCTAAATAATCTTTCCAAAGTATTGCCATACTTAATATAAATTCTTTAGTACAAAATTGTGTACCATTGGTTTGCATTATACTGAAATCAGCTTTTTGGTCATTAGTTTTTAACTTAAACCTATAGCAAACTATATTATCCTTTATTATATCATTATAGAAAAACTCATTTTCCTGAATTCTTCTTACTATATAATACTTAGGATATGTTTTATATTGAAGTATTAAAAACTCTTTATCTATAGTAATATCTATAAATAAATCTGAAGTAAATACTATTGGATTTATTTTAAATAGGGTTGCATAATAACGCAACCCTTTGTTGTATTTATTAAAGTTCAACTTCTTCATTGCAAACTATGTTTTCATCTACTTCAAATACTTCTTCGCATGAATCCATAGCTATTGCAATTAAAAAATCATTTAATGTCTTAGGTTCTAAGTTCTTCAATTCCATCATTTTCGTAATATTTACGAGTATGTTCCCAATTACCGGAATTGATATGATATGATATTTCTGTTAATGTTTTTGCAATAATATTTTTTCGATTGAGTAACTCCTCTTCGTTAAACATATTAAATACTCTAACTTCATTATTACCATTTGTTTGTACTGCAATAATATAAGCTTCTAAATCATAATCATCAGGATTTAAATTTAGCTCTTCTATCATATACCAAGTAATAGCACAAAGGTAAAAAGCTATCTGTCTGTAGTAATCAAATGTTTCTACAGAATGAGCAAAATTGTAGACATCACTCGTTGTCTTTAGGTCTATCAGAATAATTTTCTTATTAACATGGTCAAACATTACTCTATCTAATAAAGATTTACACTTTATTCCATAAAGTTCCCAATTAATATGAAATTCATTATGACAGGTATATGTAGTAGGAACATCGTACAGCAATCTATTAGCTGCAATATGATCCTCAATATTTTTCTTTATAGTTTCTAGCATGTGTAAATCTGCAAATGATATTACTTTCTTTGTACTTCCTATTTGCAGATATTTAATATAGCTATCATATTTATCTACGATACCTCTAGCCTCACTTATTTGTTGAGCTGCTCCTTTATTATTACTATAAGCAGATCTATAAGACTTTAATAGAAGAGATACTTCGTTTTCTAAAGGATCAGTTAGTTTTAACTGAGAATATCTCTCACATAAATCTTTCTGCTGTTTTACCTTAGGTATTTCAAAGTCTAATATTTCATAGTCTTTCCAGAATTCTTCTGGTTGAAGTATATATTCATGTATCATAGTACCTCTTTCTAACTGAGGTAATTCTAGTCCCTTTTCCTTACCGTCTAGCATATCTCGTAAGTACTTAGGGCCCTTTTTTAGAAACCAACCAATAGCAGAATTTGATATTCTTGTATTATCTTCATAATATGGAATATCAATTTTCATCATTTTCTTCTTCTATTTCTAAGTTAGTATCCCAAGGAATTTCATCTTCTGCAATTATATCTTCTAATTGCGTTTTATAAAACTCCTTTTGCATATTAAAGAATTCCTTTATCTCTTCTAAAGATAAAGGTTTTTCTCCTTTTAATTTATAGAAAGGTTCAATTAATAAAGATAGAGAATCTAAAAAACTTATCTTTTCTTGCTCTTTCATTATGTCTATTATTACGGGTTTAAAATTCTTTTTAACATTATAATTATCATCTAATAATGAACAATTATAATATCCTACCTCTCGTAAATCTCTTCCATCATGCCAGTGTCCATACAGATGAGCTAACTTAGGTCTTGGAGCATTACTTAATAATCCATTTTTAAATGGATTATCATGAGTAAGTAATATATCTATATCTTGAGGTATTTTGTTATAATGGCTTATTATTTCTCCTGTTTGGTTTTCTTCTCCAGTATCAGGATCTATTTCTCCTGGCATTATACCTTTATCTTCAAATGCCCATCTTCCTTCTTGGAACATTATCGGATTGATATAGGGACAACCATAAAACTTTATACCTTCATACTCATATTGTTCATTTATTAATATAACTAATTTGTCATTAGTTCTTGCTGATAAATCCTGTTTTAATTCATCATAATAATACTTATTATAAGCATCTTCTAAAAAGAAATCATGATTACCTGGAGTAATTATTACTTTCTTACAAGGTAATCTATTTACCCATTTAGTAAATCTAGTATACCACCAATGTCGTGATGCATCTATAGACCTTTGATCATTTAAATTAATTATATCTCCGGTGATACATAACACATCACATTCTGGTATATCTCTAAATTGTCCATGTATATCGCTTAATCCGCATATTTTCATAGAATAGAAAGGCTAGCATTTCTGCTAGCCTATTTTTTAGTTTAAAAACGTATTGGCTACTAATTGTAACCATCCATCCTCATTATCATATTCCTCGTTATTATCATCCTCATCATATTCGTCTTCGTCTTCATCCTTTCCAGATTCAACATTCTTCGGTTCCTCATTAACGCTTAATTCAGAATCTGAACTAATATTCATGTCTTTAAGGAGATGTTCGTTAGATAATCCAGGGAACATTAATTTTTCATCAATAAACGATAAAATATTATCAATAGATAATAAATTAAAGTTATTTACGATAAATGTATAAGTAGATTCAATTTCATTCTCAGCAATACCCTTATCCTTAAGAATTTCTTTTAAGAATCGAGCATTGTCATTTGCCTCAAAATGACGAGTGTAACGTACACGAGAACAACGGTCTTTAAGATACTTATTAACTCGATCTTCATTGTTACATGTAAATAATACTAATTTCTTAGCATTTGTTTGTACTCCATCAAGCCAACCTAATAAGTCTTCTGTATCCCAATGCTTATCTACCTCATCGAAAATAACGGCTACGGGAGTACTAAACTTACGAAAGAAGTCATTAATCTGACTTGTAGGAAAATCTTCATCTACTACAATGACTGGTAAATTAGAATTTTTAGCAATTACTTTTGCCATAACTGTTTTACCAGTACCTTTAACACCACTAAGCATAACGCCAGTGGACAGCTTTGATGTCTTTTCAAAGTAAGTATTTACTCGTTTGATGAAAATGTCATCATCCTTTGTAGTATATACTTTTTTTGGTAAATTTAAAGATCCATCTTCTTCAAAATATGAACCAACTCCATATCGTTCATACTTAAGATTATAAACTTTTCCATTTATTAAATCATAATCAAAACCATTAGGTTTATTAAGGATCTTATTACCTGCTTTTATAAATTCTGACATAATCTGTTATTTTTTAGTTTTTAATTCATCGATCATAGAATCGACTTGTTTTTGGTTACGAACTAAGTATAACTTATAATTCGCTCTACTCTTCATAAGAGTATATTTAAAAATCTTCCAGCGTAATGGAAATGAGTCACCCATTAGTCCTTTACATTCAATTATGAAATTTTTACCAACAAAATCAGGTAAGTAAGTCATAGCTCTTACCTTTTCACTATTGTATTCAAACTTAGGTATAAGTTCAAAATGTATTGCTTCATATTGTGCTGGAATATTAGCTTCTTTCAGCTTCTTATATGTATAGGTTTCAAGTTTACTACGAAATTTAATTCCGTCGTATTCATTTGGAGTTGCATTTCGTACTTTCTTCTAACCTTTTTTCTTTGTTAATCGTTTCATTTAACCATTTTTTAACTTTATCAAATCCATTTAATTTAACTGCATCAGATATATCTTTTGCATTAAATTTCTTATGGACAAACATTGCATCTAAGCCATGTTTAAGGCTTAATTTACGACTATTTTTTACTCCAGCTACATCTCTATCAAATAGTATTATAATACGCTTAAAACGTCTCTTAAGCTGTTCTAAGATATCTAATGGAATGAATGTACTTTCTGAAGAAGGCGATATTGCCGTATAACCCATTTCATGAAGACACATTACATCTTTCATACTCTTAGTAATAAAGAGTACATTACCTTTCTTAGGCAATTGAGCATAACCTTGTATGTCATACTCTGTAAGATTGTTTCTCCATTTAGTATATTTATCTGCTAATGGTCTGTATATCTTAAAGTTATTATACACTTTATAAGCATACATAGGATTTTCAGGTTTATAAATGCCTTTAACTATACCATTGCATAAATAATATTTAATACTATTAACGTTATATTTCTTTAAAGTTTCCTTAGAAATATGAAACTGAGACCAGTAATTGATGTCTGTTAGAGTAAAGTTTTGTCTTACTACACCAATTACAGTCTCAGAAGAAGGTATGTATTGCTTAGAGCTATCGAGCTTAGTTGAAGTAGTAATATTTAACTTATCTACTATATCTTGTAGTATATCGTTATAATTTGTTAAACCTGTGTATAATGATACAAATTTAACTATATTACCACATTCTCCCGTTCCATGATCTTTGAACAAAAGTTGTTTTGTACGCTTACTATAGTATATTCCAAAAGAAGGATTCTTATCCTTACGGAATGGACTATTATAAATAGCGCCTACTTTAAATTGTCCAAGATAGTGAGTATATATATCATACTCTGTTACTTTAGATAAGATATAATCTAAAGTAATATTAGTAGGGGTTTTAACCCTTCTTTTGTCATACATAATATATGATTTTTATTGTGGAATGTGTGGGAATCGAACCCACTACATTAGTATCTTTCCTTTTCTAAAGAACATTCCGTATATCCTATAGGCTCTCACACTATAGGATAAAATTTGTCATTGTTTGTTAATATAATAAATTATTTTTTACAGTTCTATGTTTGCATAGATTAACTAAAAATAAAGAAACCCCTTGGTTCTATATTCAAGAGCGACTTGACCATCAACTCAGGCTCGAATTCTCATATAGTTAAGCAGAGAACAACAAAATTCTTTAAAAATATTAAAGACTATAATTTTCCCTAAACTGTCAAGATAAATATGTATCATAGGACTTACACCTATCATTCATTACATCTCATCATTATACTTTAGGAATAGTATAATAGCTCTTTATGGCTTAACGTTTCTAATTTACCTTGAATAATTCTTCAATTTGTTTCAATTTTGCATCAGCAGATTCTTTAGATAAACACTGACCATGATTAATTACTATATTTTCTTTTGTTTGCTCTATATTAAGTATAGCATGTCCCATTCCCCAGCCATTTTTGTAATGACCTTTTTGATGAGCAAACATATAATAACGAAAAAACCAAGGACTAATACCATTTAATATTAATCCTTTATTCATAGAATCTTCATGTTTCTTTAAACATACACGTACTTCATATATTACACCTGCTTCTTCTCTCCAGCTACCATAAGCATCTCTGGTAGAATCACATGCATATATTGCAACTCTATATCCTATATTTTCAAGCATATCTACAATTTGTATAGCTGTATAGGCTTTATTAAGCATTTCTTTATAACCTATGTTGCAATTTTCAGATATTACTACATATACGTTTATAAGACGTCCACTTCCTATTCCATGAGTTTTTACTCGTTTTCTCATTGCTGGAAAACCTTCAAGTAATCTATCATAATTCATGTCATCTCCATCAAACTCGTCATAAGTATAACTACGTTTAGAACCTCCTAAATCAACATTTAATTCTATTTCTTTAAGACCATCTAAACCTTTAAGATAGCAATACTTACTCTTTTGTATATCATCTATAGATAATCCTCTAAAATCTTTTTCTTCAGTTTTTAAATGAGTGTTAAGATCATTAGAATTTCCTTCTGGAGTAGGAGTAATTGCATCATTGTAAAAATCTGTAATGCTATCATAATTATATAATAATTCTTTCATAACTAACTAGATTTTTTTTTCGCAGGAGTTTCATCACTAGACTCCAACCATTGTTCTAATGTCTTTCTCTCATTTTCAGACCAATTTATAATTAGTCTTTGTTTCCAATCCATAAAGTGATTATACTTAAGAGTATGACCAGCTTGAACCATACGAGTAGATATTACCTTACGTAAATTTGTTTCTTTAGCAAATCTACGTAAAGTATTTATATAATCTACTACTTCAGAATCATACTGACTTTCATACTTAGCAGAATACGTAACTTCTACAATACCGCCAATAAAACGGTCTATAGTAGACGCATCTAATTGGTTATTTGCCACATATTGACGATCACACCCAAACCCAAATGTATTACTTGTGGCAATAATAATACAGTTCGGATGTCGATGAACTAAGCCCGTAGTAGTCTCAATTTCATCATTTGCTAACGCTGCATTAAGAATTTGCGCAACTGCTGGATCTAATGCCGTTATCTCGTCAATCAATATAATAGATGGTTTCGCATAATACTCTCCAAATCGAGTAGATTCACGCGTCGGATACTTATAACCAATAAACTCAGTAGCTGATGTCCCTATACCACAGCTAATACATAGATATGGAATTTCCATCTCTTCTGCTATATTTCTAGCCATAGTACTCTTACCGCAACCGGCAGGACCAACCATCCATATATTCTTTATGCCAGCTTTGATAGTTCTACGTAACTTCTCTTCTGGCTCTAGGTCAGTAAAATTGAATCCTAAACTTTTACTTTCCTCTAGATACTTTAGTCTTTCTGCTTCTTTTAGGTCTCTTTCATAAGTATCTAATAAATTATTTATTTCTTGTTCTTTAAGTTTCTTACTTAAACTATTAATAATTTTAATACCTGTAAGAGAGGTTTTATATTCATTACCAAGATAGTCGACGAAAGTAAATTTACCATAGGAATCTTTAAGCATATAAAAATCCTTTCGTTGATTCAATCTTTTTTTCTTACCATTTTCTTTAATCGTAGTAGAAATGGCAGCATAGATTACATCCCCTTCTTTAAGCTCGTCACGCTTTTTATCTACATTGATATTTTCAATCGTGTAGTTAGGATCTACTGTATCTATGTCTTTATTAAAGAAATGTTTGTTTATGAATTTTGATAAACGCATTTTAAATTGATTTTTTAATTAGACATAAAATAAACGAGAGTGCTTTCGTTAAACTCTACTCACACTCTCGTATCGCTATATTAGCCTAGCGTAGGCATTTAATTTAAACCTTATTTATTAAAATGGCAAATCGTTTAAATTACCTGTATTAAATGAAGTTGTTTCATTCTTAATTACACTATCAAGTGTATCTACAGGAGTTTCTACATCTGCTACAATAGGTTTTTCAAAATTGTCAATACCTAATTTAGCAATTGCAGAAGTCATACCATCGGGTAAGATCATAGGCTCAATAAATGTATATTTTGCATATGAAGGCAAAGTAGTATATCCTTTATTGTTATATACAATCTTTACTCTTACTAACTTAGACTTATCTGCATTATTTAAATAGTTAACTACTTCCGTAGCAAACTCTTCAAATGTAGAGCCATTGAAAATTAATTGTTCATCTTCATAAAAACAAAGCAAAATTTGCATCATACGAGAAAATTGAGTATCTTCTTTCTTTTGTAATGCTGCTTCGTCCATACCTTCAAACTTTGTAGGTTTCCACTCAGTCTGAGTTAAGGTTGCTCCATCTTTTTCAAAGACAATTTCAAGAAACTTATTACCTGTAGGAGATTCTGCTAAACGTGCGCTTTTTAATTGTACATTCTCATGAATACCTGCAGGAATAAATCTAACGTCATTCTTTGTTATCTGTTGTGCTCTTTCTTTACTATACATATCTTAATCTTTTTATTCTGGTAAATAAATTCTTTCCCAATGAGTAGTAATCTCATTGTTTTCATTACTTTCTGCAATTACTATGTTTTTTCCTCTTAAATGAGGAGCTCTTGCTTCACGTACTGAGTTATCTCCACCTTCAAATGAAATATGAGTTTCATTCTTTTTTCGATAGACATAACCTACAGCATCTGCTTCACCACAAACAATATCACCTAGTCTTCCAACTAAATCTATTGCCATTTCTGTAAGCTCTTCACCATCCTTATTAATCATCTTATCTTTAGTATGACCAATAAGAATAAAGTTATCACATAATTCTTTAAACATAAAAATTACTTTCTTTACTGCTTCTCGAAGATATAGATATCCAGATCCGTTAGGAAGCTGTCTTACATCATCTCCTTTAAAGGTTTTCCCCATAGGAGTTTGCCTATAAAGTGTAGCAGCATATGGTAAGCATATCTCTTCTAAGCGTGTTGCATTATCAATTGCAATATACTTATAAGGCTTCTTACCTGTCTCAGTAATTTTTTGACGTATTAGGTTAGCAATTTCTCCTAAATCACTTACACTTCTTGCTTGAATAGAAAGAGCTTCAAGAAATTCTGAACCTCCTTCTAAGTCTATTATAAGACATCCTTCAAGCATAGAAAGTAATGTTGTTTTACCAGCTTTAGGTTTTCCAAAAAGTATTAAAAATCTAGGATTTTGTACTTTTGGCGTATTTTTTTCAGTTGGTAGTATTAACATATTAAATAGGTTATACTACTTTACTCGATATGATAGTCTATGATAAATTATGTTAAAATTTGTATTATGTAAAGTAAAAGTTATTAGATATTAAGTTCTGCATTAATTTCAGTATTATTAATCATAATAATAATGTTATTAATGATAGTTTTTTCTTCATCGTTGATCGTGTTAAAATAACTAAGATCATATTTCGGAATTAGTTTATAACCAACCTGGATGAAATTTCCATACTCCTTAACAGGAGTTCCATCTGCTAATCGGAAATCGTATAGAGGTTTATAATTACGTTTTGCTTTTGCATAATCGTCTAAACGTTTCATTGCAAGAGCAAACTGTGTTGCTAAATTATAATTTTCTACTTTTTCAGCAGGATAATATGGTGTAGCATATGGGCAATATTTGCAATCCACATACTTAGCAACGTCACACTTTGAAAATAAATCAGCACCAAAACGTATCTTGTTGTTCGGGCCAATGTACTGATAACTAAACGGAGTTTCCTTAGTATCAATACCGTCAATAACTAATTCTGGATAACTAGTAAGCAAACGCTTCAAAAGATAATTCTTATATTCACCAGTCGGATCACATTTTGCATTCGGGGTAGTTATTGTAAAAGTCTTTTTCATAATTTCAGCCTATTTTTATTGTTAAATACTACATTTTGCTGCATAGTAGTATTTCCTTCAGTTTCTATCAGATTACCATACTTAAGTTCATTGTCAAACTCTAATATACAAGGTTCTCCAGCATCTCTTACTTTAAGAAAATGTAGATACACCTTATTCTTCACAGGTAAGCGATTGACTCCATAACTTTGAATATTAAGTAATTCTGGACGTGATAATGCTATCACATAGTCACTTGCTTGGAATATAGCATCTGATGCAGCTAAATCACTACGCAACGGAAAATGCATAGATGGGTTATTTATACGATCAGGCAATTCAATATTTCGATTCATCTGTGAAATCTGTATAATACTCGTATTAGATAATTTCTTTTTACGAATAAACATTTTCTGTAAATCTACTATTGTTCCACGTTCCGTATCTCCTTCAACTAATAAAGCATGGTCTAGGATAACAATTAACCATTTATCTTTGGCTATTGTTTCATGGAAATAATCTATAGTTTTTTCGATATTTTCAACAGTACTAGGAGTATCTATATAATATATCTGATACTTCTTAATACATTCTGCTTCTTCTTTTACTTTAGTAAATGTAGCATCATCTATACTGTCTTCCGCACTATATAATTCCGAGGTAGTGCGCCTTAATCGATTACTCAGTTTTCGACCTATTTGTCTATAACTAAGCATCTCAAACGAAAAATCTAAAATTACAATTTCTTGATCTGTATTAAGATCAATTAAATCAGTTTCAAGCGTATTTGCAAATGCTGATTTACCAGATCCAGAACCTCCTGCAATTGTTAAAATCATATTTGGTTCTAATCCTCCACAACAAACTCTATTGAACTTTTTCCATCTTGTTTTAAGAGGAATAATAGTTCTATCCTTTCTTGCTTGAATATAACTAACAGATTCATTAGTTACTTCAGCAATAGTCTTATACGGTAGTGTCTTAAATAACTGTTGCTCCATATAATTCTGCATTTTGTTGTTCATTTATTTGCTCTTCGTAACATTCCCACTCATGTTGAGTAAGCCATTTCCACATAGTTTTCATATAACCTATCTTACCTGTCTGCAACTTATCATCTATCTCATATCTTAAACAGGATAGAATATGCTCATGCATAGCTTTAGATTTACCGATAATACGGTTATATTCTTTTCTACATTTATTTACGTTAGACCTAAGAAAACCTCTAGTTCCATCTGGTCTTGTTACATAAATAGGAAATACTTCATAGAACTCATCAAACATACTCTGTTCATTCTTTTTAATGAAATCAAGTAGTTCTTTTGAAGGACTATAAATTTTATTATCGTCAGAAATAGTAACTACGATAATGTTACGTTGAATTAAGTCTTGTATTTCTTCTTCATTAACTCGGCTGAGAAGTTCATGAATGTCTTGATTATTTATTTGATTATCATTCAATACAAGGCTAATAAATACTAATTGATTAATTGATATACTAAATTTGTTTAATAGAGATGTATCTAATTCTAGTATCATAAGCATTAAAGTTTATGACAATTTTATAAGAATTTGATACGATATGTTAGATTCTGTTAAAACAGTTCTAATTGTCTTGGTTGTAATTCTTCAATTATCTTAAGAGCTTCCTTAAGATAATATCTATAATTAATTTTACGCTCTTCTATTGGTTTATCGTCAAATTTATTTAAAAGAGTAACACCAGATGCTGTTAGCATATTCTGATACTGTCTTGCAGAAGCCTTATATTTATGTTCTCCTACATATGGCTCAGTGTATGTTATAATTTCACCTTCTTTGTGACCAGTATCTTTCCATTTCCATAAGTATCCACCATTGGTAGATGCATAGAAACGATTAGTTCTCTGTTGCTCCTCGTTCATATATTCAACATGCCATTGTTTACCAGTCTTTTCAGACATTAAAAACTTTTTAATATCTTTACATTCCTTAATAGTTTGTTCAACCGGTATACCATCTACAAAGTATTTTATTATAGCTTCAGGAATTATCTTTGCAGATAATCCTTTACCTAATAATACTTTAGTAATGAACATTCCTTTTGTTTTTATGAAATCTTCTTGTATTTCTTCAATACAAGTGTAAGGTTTCTTTGTAGATTTTCTTATTAATGTTTCTCCTGATAAAAATCTTTTCTTCATATCAGGATATAATGTAGTTACTGCTATATAATCATTAATAGCATATTGGTACATAGCTTCAAAACGCTCTTCTTCAAGAGTAAGTTTAGTAAGTTGTTCCCAATCTCTACAAATAGTGTTAACCTGTTGATAGTTATCTTTCTTAAGTAATACAAATAAACCATCTGTATTAGCTTGGATGATTCGGCATCCTACTTGTGTTAACTTTTCAGCTAACATAAGTAATAATAACTGTCCATTAATTCTAATTTTCATTACAGCTTCAGGGCTATAACAAAAATTATGTTCATTTTGTAAATTTCCTGATAAACCATTTAGAGCTAACTTTAATGTCTCATTCTTTACCTTATCTCCATTATGTTTTGCTTCTATTCTCTCATTTTTAATTTGAGAATATACTTCTAGAAATTCAGGTCCTAAATGTTTAGGATAGAACCCATATTCAATTAACATACTTGGGTATAGAGATGCGACATCGATGTCTATAAGCATTTCATCTTCTTTAGGAATAATTATCTCAGGATCATTTTTAGAATGAATCCCTCCTACTC